AATTAAAAGATTAGAGGAGGAGAAATTAAATGATAAAACCAGTTAATATTGATAAAGGTAGATTTAGAAAATATGGTAAACAATATTCAGATGGTTTTCATGTAGGATATGATTTTGATTGTCCAGAAAATACAGAAGTAAAAGCTGTAAAAGATGGGATAGTAATAAATCCAACAGGGTTACATAATGGATATGGCAGTTTAAATCCTTCTACAAAAGGGGGAGTAATATTTATACAACATGATAATCAAATAGCTCAATATGGGCATGTAAATATAAAAGTAAATATAGGTGATGAAGTAAAAGAAGGTCAAGTAATAGGAACAGTAGCAGGATTTAAAAATGGAAATAATTATTTACCTCATTTACATTTTGGAGTATGGGATGGGTTAGATTTACCAAAAGGTAATTGGGGATATGTAAAAAATGAATTAGAAAAAGGTAAATGGATTGATCCTATAGAATGGTTAAATAAGGGGTAAAAAATGAGAAAACTAAAGTTTAAAGCTTGGGATAAAAAAGAAAATAAATGGTGTTCTTCTATTCCATTTAATATAATTGGAGAATGGGCTATTTTTGATTGTTTAAATCAACATATCAAAGGTAATTTTATAGAGAGGTTAAATGATATTGAAATAGTTCAATTTACTGGAAGAATAGATAAACATAATAATGAAATATATGAGGGAGATATTATTAAAAATGCTAATGGGGTATATTTAGAAATATATTGGAATAATATATTTTGTCAATTTAAACAAAGAATATGTAACAAAGATAATATAATAGAATTAGGTTATGTATGGTTAGGAAAAGGTAGAACTGATGAAGATTTAAATTATAACTGTAAAGAGATTATAGGTAATAAATATGAGAACCCATAATTAATAAAGAAATAAATAAAAATTTTACTTTACGCTTTTTAATAAATTATATATAATATTATATACTTTTACTTGGAGTAAAAATGCCAATACAAAAAAAGTTCGACCTTAATATTCCAGAAGATTTAAAAAAATATAATCAATTAAAAAAAGATGCTACAAAAGTTATAAAAGCAATTGAAAAAAAAGATATAAAGAATCTTACTCCTTATAGAGAATTTAAAAAACCAGAAAATACAAGATCGGATAACTGGTCAAATGTAATGACAGGTTTAAATCAAAGATTTGATAAATCAAGACACACTACTTTTTCAGGTTATGAAATATTAGATGATCAAATGTTAGCAGAATTATGGGTATCGGGTGGATTTGCTAAAAAGATATCTTGTGTACGTGTAGATGATATGACTAGACAATGGTTTAAAATAGAAAATGATCCTGATAATGATATTATAAATTATATGAAAGATATAGATACAAAGTATAATATCAATTTAGCTTTAAAATGGAGAGCGCATTTTGGCGGGGGGGTTAATGTATTAGGTATAAATGACGGTAGAAAATTAGAAGAAGAAGTAAATCTAAATAGTATAAAAAGTATAGATTGGATAGAAACATACGATAGAACTGATTGTTCAATTACAGAATTTCATTATAATAAAGATAAAGGCTCTATTAATTTTGGGGAGTTAGAATATATCACTATTCAACCTCCTTATGGTGCTCCTTTTAATGCTCATGTTTCAAGATGTTTAATTTGGAAAGGTATACCAGTACCAAAAAGAATAGAATCAGGTAATTTTTATTTTTGGGGGATGTCAGAATTACAACATGGTTGGAATGAATTAAAAAATTTATGTGCTAGTCTAAATCATGTTGTCAAAATACTTTACGAGTTTATTATTGGTAAATATAAGATAGATGGCTTATCAACTTTAATAGCAGAAAATAAAAAATCAGAAGTAGAAGAAATAATAGCAATTATAGAATTAGCAAAAAGTACAATACAAGGTGTATTATTAGATAGTGCAGATGATTATCAAAGGGATTCTGCAAATGTAGCAGGATTATCTGAATTATTAGATAGATATAGTATAATGTTAGCGGGTGTTTATGACTATCCAGTAACTAAGTTATTTGGGAGGTCGGCAGCAGGGGAAAATGCGACAGGTGAAGGTGATTTAAAAAATTATTATGATAGTGTAAAAAGTTATCAAGAAAATTTGATGACTAAAAATTTAATGAAGTTAGTTGACTATGTTAATATAGTTTTAAAAAATAAAATTAAAGATCCTAGTGTTGTTTATAATTCATTATTTCAATTAACTCAAAAAGAAGAATTGGAATGTAAAAAATTACAAGCAGAAATAGATGGTATTTATATAGATAAAGGAGTATTAAATCCTGATGAAGTTGCAGAAAATAGATTCGGAGGTGACTCATACTCATTCGATACTACTATAGATTTTTTAAATAGAGAAACAGAAATGCAAATAGAAAATGAAGAGTTAAAAATGCAAATGGAAGAGTTAAAAAATCAACAAATGCAAAGTAATTTAGGACTAAATAATGAAGGTGCAAATAACACTCCAACAAGCAACCCAGATGTTGAGTAGTTTGCCTACTTGGATGAGAAGAAGTATTTTAAGAAAATGGGAAGCACAAGGGTATATAAAAATATGATTTGTCTTATTTGTAAAGTACATGAAGCTCAAGAAAGCAAGCATATTTGTGAGCAATGTGAAGATTCTATAAATAGTCTTTATGATAAGGAAGATGACACACATGCAATCGAAAATTGAAAAGTTACGAGAAGATTATAAAAAAGAATCTGGAAACTTTTCTTATGATATAGACTCATAAATTTTTAGAAAATAAAATTATAAAAAATGATGAAGTAAATTTTAAAAGATTTATGAGATTGCAAAAAGAGGAAATAGAAAAATACAAATGGCAGCAATCTGAAAAAGCTGGGCATGACTTGGGAAATGCTTGTTGTTGTGAATGGATAGAAAAATATGCTAAGGATTTTGCAAAAAAATATTGGTGTGAATAAAAAGGAAAAACCTATTGAGTGCAGAAACGAAGCAAATATTTAAAAGTCAAATTATAAATCAAAAAATAAGAACAAAAAGAAAATTAACAGTTAAGAAATTACCTAACTGGGTACTTCCTACCGCTTATTATAGACAATATAGAAAAATAATATTAACTATTCTAAATAAATATATAGCAATTACAGAGAGTTTATTTCCTTTATTAGAAAATTGGAATAAGGAAGTTAAAAGTATAAAAAATGATAATGTGATAATATATCATGGTAGAAAAATAACTCCTAGTAATAGTTTTATAAACGATATTATACAACCGGGAATATTAGATTCATGGGAAGAAGAATTAGAAAATATAAATGTAAATGAATATGAAAAAGTATTTGAAAATGAAAAAGAAAGTTTAAAAAGAACTTTATTAAGTATGGGGGTTTTAATATCAGTATTTAATCGTAAACAATGGGAAAAAATGACAAAACAGCAATTCGGATTTGAGCCTTTTGTGTATGAGAAATGGGAAGGTTCTATATTAAATTTTTGGGTAAATAGAAATGTTAATCTGATAAAAGGATTAACAGATGAATATAGAAAAAAAATAGTTGATACTATACTTTCAGAAAATAGTAAAGGTTTATCAGTATCAGAATTACAAAGTAAATTAAAAGATATAAATAAAACATTTTCTGATTATAGAACAAATTTAATTGCTAAAGACCAGATAAATAAAATAAATAATCAATTAGCAGGGCAAAGAATGATTGATGCAGGAGTAGAAACTTATTACTGGCAGACAAGTGCAGATGAAAGAGTCAGACCTTCTCATTCTGCTATGAATGGTAAATTATGCCGTTGGGATGACCCTACACTTTATTCAGATGATAATGGCAGAAGTTGGAAAAGTAGAAATTCTATAGGCGGTATACCATTACATCCGGGGGAGGACATAAATTGTAGATGCGTTGCTATTCCAAATTTTGAGCCTTTAGTTGAAGAAATTAACAGTACTCAAGAAAATATTTTAGGATAAAAATATATTATAATATATAGGAGTTAATAAATGAAATTTATATGTTCTAAATGTAAAACAGAAATTATATTAGAAGAACAAAGAATTGAAGTTAGAAAAGGTAAAAAGTATATTAAATGCCCTAAATGCAAAATGAAATATGAAGTATTTAGAAAAGCAGAAGGTTATAAAAGAATGCCGGATGGAAGTTTAAGGAAGGTAAAATAATATGTTAATAAAAAAGA